CAGATTGGTTAGCACCATAGCCACCACCACCTCCGCCACCTGCTCTTGTTACAGCAGAACCTGTGATAGATGAGGATAATCCAGCACCACCATCACCGCCAGTGCCAGAAGAAGAATTACCAGCATCATAACCGTTAGCACTAGCTCCACCGCCACCGCCACCCATACCAGTTCCTCCATCATAAGTTCCACCATCGCCTCCATCAAAACCTTGACCAGTATTACCACTTGAACCAACAAGACCGCCAGGATTGCCAGTTGCACCCCCGCCTGCACCAGAACCATAAGTTCCCTCTGGTCTTGCCTTATTACCTTGCTTACCACCACCGCCACCACCATAAGAAGTTACTGTGTTGAATACACTATTTGAACCGGGAAGACCAAAATCGTAATATACGCCTGCACCACCAGCACCAACTGTTACTGTGTAAACTGTAGTAGGTATTGCAGCTAAAGCTGTTTCAGATGAACCATTCCTACCAGATGTTTCTGAGTTATAGGTATTTCTATAACCGCCAGCTCCACCGCCACCGCCTCTCGCATAACCACCACCTGCTCCACCACCAGCAATTACTAAAGAGTCAATAGTATAAGTAGTTCTTATATCTCCAGAACCCCCTCCTACATTAGTCCAAACATTAGCACCAGTGCTTACATCAGTAGCAATATATGTTTCACCATCAGTCTTATTAACCCAAAGGTGCCCTGTTGCAGATGGATTAGTAGATACAGTCGGGTCAGAAGCGGATACTGTAGCATCAGACAAACCAGCGAGAGTTGATGCAATTCCAGTTAAATTAGAACCATCACCATCACTATTAAGTAGTGTGCCTGTAGCATCAGGGAGTGTAATCGTTCTATCCGTTGAAGTATTAGGAGCTGCGATAGTTAAAACTCCTGTACCACTTACGTGTCCTGTAATTTTTACTTTAGACATGTATAACTCCTATTATGAAATATTGCCGCTTTTTCCACCAACATTAACCCAAACATTATCACCAGTACTTATACTAGTACAAACATACCATTCTCCCGTAGTTTTGTTAATCCAAATATGTCCTGTTGCTGAAGGATTAGTTGATACTGTTGGATTTGAGGCTGATACTGTAGCATCTGATAAAGCATTAATAGTTGTCGGACCTGCTCCAGATAGACTAGAACCATCACCATCGGCAGTTAATAAAGTACCTGTGGCATCTGGAAGTGTTATCGTTCTATCCGTTGAAGTATTAGGAGCTGTAACAGTTAAAACTCCTGTACCGCTTGCGTGTCCTTGAACTTTTACTTTAGCCATTTAAGTCTCCTAAACTATTATCCATGTAGAGCCTGAAGGTACTGTTACTGAAATTCCATTGTTAATAGTAATCGGACCTGCTGTTACTGCATTATAAGTAGAACTAATACTATAGTTAGATGATATAACGTTTTTCATTTCGTATAAACCTTTAGTAGTTGTATTAGCATCTGTATCTAAAGTTGCCCAGGAAGCTGAACTACCATCAGTAGTCAAGTACTTACCATTATGAGAACTTTGTGTAGGCAATGCATCTACTGTAGCCCATGAGTTATCTCCTCGTAAATACGTGCTAGAAGAAGCTGTTCCTGACGCTGATAATTCTGCGACACCTACAGCGTCATCTGCCATTTCTGAGTTACCTACTGCATTGGCTTTAATTTCATCTGCTCCCACTGCATCTGTTCCAATAGAAGTAATATCTATAGAATCTGTAATGAAGGCTACTGGTTGAGAACTTCCAATATACCCAGCCATTAGGTTATCTCCATATAAGAAAGGTGTGCATCTAAAGCATTCGCTACTGAACCTTTGACTTTGACGACATCTGTTGTTTCCATAACAATTTTACCATCAATAAATGACAGTGCAGTATTCGCAGGTATTGGTGTATCTTCACCAATTAAATTAATTACATCTGAACCTATTGTAACGGTTACTGAAGCGTTGCATGTAGAACTAGTTGTATTAGATAGTAAACCACCAATTAATACTGTAGTAGTAGAACTAGGTACTGTATATAAGGTTTCAGCACTAGTACCTACCGTGTCTACTGAACTTCTTTTAAATGTATTTGCCATAATTTTATCCTAGTGCGATTGCCATTGCGACTGCGTCTCCCTCTGCATCGGCTTGGTTAGTCCATTTACTGGAACTTGCGTTATATTTAAGTACTTGCCCATCACTGACGGAAGATATAGTAGTGTCATCTAAAGCTGAAACTGTTCGAGTGGTTAGCTCTAAAATATTAGTGCTTGTATCACGAACGTACAGTTTCTTGTCCGCTAGATTAACGGCTATTTCTCCATTAGTAATATCTGATGTCGATGGAACGTTACCACTAGACGTAGTACGTTTTGGTTTGATTATATTTGCCATTTGGCGCTCCTTTATTTGCTATTTAGCTGAGCTTTGAGGGGTGTATATACACCCCTTTAATTTGAATTTTTAGAATGTACCACCATCTATAGTGTTAGTCCATTGAGGAGCTGTTGCTCCAGTATTCATTTGAAGAAACTGTCCTGCAGTTCCTTTGGCTAACTTAGAAATTGTAGTACCTGCACTTGCATACATTAAGTCACCTGCTGTAAAAGAGGCTAATCCTGTACCACCATATCCTACTGCAACTGTAGTACCTTGCCATACACCTGTAGCAATGGTGCCTAAAGTTGTAATGGTATTCTGACCTACATATGAAGTATGAATATCAATTGCATCTGCACTCACAGCAATTCTATTTGCAGTACCTACAACATCTAGTGTATTAGCACTTTTAGTTAAACCTGCACCTGCAGTAACTTGACCTGCACCCGAGAACTGTGCTACTCCTAAAAGAGTAGTACCTAAGTTAGCATCCCCATTGTGAGTAAATACATATCCATTTTCTGAATTTGTACCTTGCTCTACAAAAGTAAATGAGCCACCTGTAAGTTCTGAGTTAGAATCCGCGTCTGTAGCACGAGTTATAACCCATGCAGTAGAACCATCACCAACAGTAGTAACTGTATAAATACCATTTTGTTTAGTATCAGCCTGGTCTTTAACTAGAATTCTATCTCCAGCTGCTAAAGTAACACTTTGACCCATTCCCGCTGAATCATTAATTGCTCCGTTGCTACTTTTAGTCATTGTACCAGCACTATTGTTATAAGTATTGCCATCAAGTGCTGCAGTTGTACCAAGTACTACTGAGTCTTTAATATCAAGACCAGTTTTAACTGCGTCAACATATGACTTGTTAGCTGCATGGTGAGTGGCTGTTGGAGTAGCTACATTGATAATATTAGCGTTTGATGCGTCAATATCACCAGTACCGTGTGGGTCTAAAACAATATCGTTATTAGAAGCTGTTGTAGAAATAGTAGCATTAGCTACAGTTATATCATCTGCAACAAGTGTACCATCAAGAGTTACGTTCCTTAAAGTTGCAAGGTCTCTATTTGAATCTACAACCAAAGCTTTAGAAGCAGCAACAGTTCCAGCAGTAACACCATCAATTGTTTCTAATTCTGCTTCATTAATAGCAGCACTACCAATAGTAAATCCTGTTCCTGTTACAACACCTGTTGAAGTAATTGCTCCAGAGCCTATTGTACCAATTCCACTAATATTTGTACTTCCATCTAATATTACCGCTTTATTAGCTGCTGCAGTACCGTTAGTAACTCCATCTATCTTTTCTAAGTCTGTTTCATTCATACTAGCTGAACCAATAATAAATGAACCTGTTGCTGTAACATTTCCTGTTGAAGTAACATCTCCAACTGAAGTTATGTTACCAGCCAAAGTAACATTAGCACTAGAAAAAGTTGCTGCAGTAGTTGAGCCAGATTTTATGATTAAGTTAGAACCACTAGAAGTAAGAGTACCATATTGAGTACCACCGTCTAACAGTGCAATATCTCCGCCGTCAGCGTCTATTTTAATATCTCCTGGTGCGTCGAGTGTTACATCTGTTCCACCATTTAGTACAAAATCTAAGACAGTCGTACCGGCTGACTTCATAGTAATATTATTACCTGCAGCGTCTAAGTTAATGTCTGCCGCTGCATCAAGTGTAATATCTGAACCTGAATCAATCTCAGTAATAATTGGGGTTGTTAAAGTTTTATTTGTTAAAGTATCTGTAGTATCTTTACCTACTAAAGTATCTGTAGCGTCTGGTAAAGTAAGAGTTCTGTCAGCTCCTAGTGCGGCTACACCTGCAAGAGTGATTTTATTTGTTCCATTAGCAGTGCCCTCAAGAAACTCAACAGTTCCTGCTGCTGAATTACTTGTACCAACTTTTAAAACATCTAATGCGTTAGTAGTATCTGTAATAAGTGCTGAACTAGCAGTTGCTGTACCATGTACATGGTCAAGCATGCTTGTAAAGTATTCACCACCAATAACCTCTATACCAGATGCATCACCAATTAGGAGTCTACCACCGTTGTTTGCTTGAGTACCCGAACCTTGAGTATGTGCTAATTCACCATTCGCTAGCGAACCTGGCAGGGCTGTTCCAGTACTTCTTTTGATTTGAATCGTATTTGCCATAATTAAAAATAACCTCCATTAAGGGTTACGTCAGCGTACTCTGTGGTACCTGAGTCCTCTGCTAGTTGTGCAGCAATAACGAGGTTTTCCCAAGTTGTATTCCTGTAAACTTTCAGTTGATTATTTGCTGTATCATACCATAAGTCCCCTTCTTCTAAATTAGCGTCACTAGAAGCGGGCGCCGTTGCCCCCGTGAACTTTTGGTCAGCAAGTTGATGCAAAGCATCTTGTATATTTGTTGCGTCAATATCAGTCCCTGCTACAGGGTTGATTGCAATTTGACTAGCATCTGCGATAGCTAGTGTATTGGTCGTTACGATAACTTGGTCTGTTGTTACTGTTATCTCGTTACCAGTTGTTTCTGTTACCGTTACTACTACACTCATGATGTTATTCCTGGAGAGATAGTTGCTCTCCCCTGGATTAGTCTAGTAACTACACCAGAACTATCTGTAATTTCTACATCATAAACGTACTCATGAGCAGCATCTAACGCTGCTGTTTGGGCTGCTGACAAGGATATAGTAAATATACCTTGATTTTGAATCACCCAAGCAGTAGTCATAGTAATAGGAGAAGTATCATAATAAGATTTACCAATTTTAGAAGCCGTAGTAAAGCCAGTTAAGTCTCTATCCACTCCAGCACTCTGGTCTACCTCTAACCTTAAACTCCAGGTAGAGCCTTGTTCGATACTTATATTATATGTTCCTGCAGCCATTTAAAATTCCTTAGTAAAAACCTTGCACATATCGGTAGTTACCCTTAATGCGCCTTGTACTTGTTAAAAGGTCTATTCCAATAAATTTTTAAGACCATTTCTTAATAAGTATATTATATCAAAAAAATACCAAAATGTCAAGAAGTAAATTTTTGGTGGATATTAAATATTAGTAACAGTAAAACCGTTAGTATCTATATCAGTTCCAGCACTACCTGCACTTCCAGCGCCACCTGAACCATCATTACCACTTCCGGCTGATCCATTACTTCCAGAGTTACCTACAGTACCTCCTGCTCCTCCTCCACCGGCTGTTGCCCAACCTCTACTACCGCCAGCTCTAGCTCCTTGACCTCCACTACCAGCTCCTGTTAAACTACCTGCTCCTCCGTTTGCTGATTGTTGCCCACAACCTGAACCGTTACATGTTCCATTACGAGCACCTCCATTTCCGTAGCTTTGGCCACCGCCGCCACCACCTCCTCCAGCGAAATCTTGGTCTGACCAGCGCTGGTCATCAATTGCACCACCACCGCCTCCTCCGCCGCCACCGCCGCCTTTGATTTGGTTATTATTGTCTAAGTTTATATTACATTCTACGTATAAAGCTGTACCCCCGGTACCTCCTGTTCCTCCTCCCCCTCCAGGACTTCCTCCAGAACCTCCAGTTCCTCCACACCCATAAATATAGCCATTATTAATAATGGTTAGTGTACCACCGTAACCTTGACCTGTTTTAAAAGCAGGAACACCAGTATTATCAGAATAAATATAAACTCCACTATTAATAGTTATTTCAACATCCATAAACTTATCTATACCAGCTAAGTTATCTAAGTCTACTTGATTTTGATTAGAAGTGAAAGTATAAGACCATACACTACGAAATGAGTCTCTCCAACTTCCGCCGTCTTTTACTTGAACTTTTTTAATTCTTTTCCAGTCCCCATCTTTCTTAACCCAAATAGCTGTTGGAGTTCTTATAGTTCCACTGTCTTTTACACTAATAGGCATGATATTTTAATATTGATACCAAACATCACCGTTACTTCCACCTGATGCGGCTGAAGTACTAACGGTTCTTGTACCATAACCATTAGCTGTTGTAGCGTCAGCTATATTAACTAATGTGGCTTGTTTAGTATTTAATTGTGTTGTGATGTCCGCTCCGACACCTGTTAAAGAAGCTCCACTACCTGTAAATTTGGTTGCTGTAACATTACCAGTACTAGGATTATAAGTAAACCCTGTATCTGTTTCTGCTCCTTGAGATCCTGTTGCTCCGTCTACAAATATAGGATAAACTGTTTCATTATTCGTATTATTAGCTGAAGCTGTAAAAGTAGCTGCATTACCTGATATGTCAGAACTTATTGTAGCAGGTAAACGAGCGTCTGCTACAGTTCCTGCATTAAGATTATCTGCATTTCTAAAAAAGGCTGCATCTTGAGTAGATGCTCCTAAGTAATTTGCTACTAATTCATTTTGTAGTGTATCATTATTTCTGGCAAGGTTATTAGCCCCTGCCGCGTTATTAGGGGCGCAACCCACTACTGTTGCTACATCTATTGCGTATTGACCTGATGCTACCAAGTCTCCCCAACTAGACGAGCCTCTAATTAACCATTTTTTATTGGTTCCGTCCCAGCGTATAGTCCCTTGTACGTGGTTACTAGCTAATTCTGTGTTATCATCATCATTGAATTGCCTAGCCACGTCTTCATCCCTTCTTCTAATATAAGTTATTATATCAGAATAAGTAGATGCTAACTTAGGGTCACTGGTAGATACCCAATCTGCTGCTGTATATGCCATAGTTGTTTAAACTCCTGTTGCTTGCCATGTAAATGAACCGTCTGCAAAATCTCCTGTTTGAGCATCCAAAAGGTACACTTTAAAGGTTGTAGGGTTAGCTACATCTGTAAAATCATAAATTGCGGTATTTTGTCTACCGTTGTTATTCCCACCTGAAATATATTTAGGGGATACAGTTATACTATTAACATCTTTAAAAGATTTATTAAAAGTTACTGTAGCTCCTGTTGCTCTGTTTGCCCATGTAATAGACACATCTTCAGTAGCCTGGTCCCTAACCGTTCCAAGTCCTAAAGATATTGATTGCTTACTAATTTCCTTAAAACCTTTATTAGTAGAGCCATCATAAGTTATTTTTACCTTTACATATCTAAAAGAATTAGCTAGTAAAGAGGTATTTCCTGCTGTTCCTGCTGTCCAACCAGTATGATTAGTAATATCTGCTACTTCAAAAACAGTCTCACTATTTGTATAGTATAAAGTTGGAGTAGAGGATACAGCTGCGACCTTATCTTCCGCAGTTGTAGTCAAAGTTATAGTAGCAGTATCTATTTCTGTTCCCATATCCCACTTTTGATAATAAGTGGCAGTTTGTTCAGGTTTTACAAAATAAGCGTATCCTGCTGTTACCTGTGCTTGAGGTGTTGCCCAACTGTTATTAACAAAGTGTTGTTGCCATGTTTCCGTAGTATTAATAGGTAATACTGCACTAGTATTACTTTCATCCTCAATATTTGTCCAAGAAGCTGCAGAACCTTCTATCCAGCTATGCCCATTATTTTCACAATCAGTTTCATTATTATACACTCCTCCACTACAATAACCCGCTGCTAGCGCACCAGTATTATACTTAGAATCAACTTCATTTAATACTTCAAAGTCTCTTGGTTCACTAACTTCTACTGATATGGATTGAGGAGTAGCATAATTACCTGCCAAGTCTTTAGTTCTTGCAAAATATTTATAAGTTCCAGAAGAGGTTTCAAAGAAAGAGTAAGTATTTGTATTTCCGACATTAGTAATATAAGTAGTAGTTGTTAAATAATCAGAAACTGTACAAGTTCCTGCTGCAGGACATCTATAAATATCATAAGATGTAATAGGCAAAGAAGTTGCTACGGGGTCTGCCCATCTAAGTATAACATTATTATCAATAACTTGTGCAGTCAAAGAACCTGCTGTAATCTGATTAGGATTTGTTACTGGAACTGATATTCCTACAGGTAAAGATATATTACCTATAGAATCATAAGCTACTAAATAAATAGACCTAGAACTTTCGCCCGACCCATTAGTCGGCCCCCAAGTTACTGGTGTAGAATACTTTGACGCAGTACCCGCTTTGGAGTTTCTCTCCCCTCTAGTAGACGTAAGTTTACTAGTAGTAGCATTCCAAGTAGGTAATTCCCAAAATATTCTAAAACTTGTAATAGGAGCAGTAGTAACTACTGGAAGAGTCCAGGTAACTTCTACAACTCCATTTGAAGATTTTGTAGAATAATCACTAATAGTTAACCCAGTAGGAGCGTTAGGACGAGTTACTGTAACATCTTCTATATCAGGTATATAATCACTTTCACCATTATTATACGCAATACCCCAATTTCCCGCCGAATCTACAGGAACTACCCAATATCTTCTAATATCACTAGAAGTACCAGTAGTTGACGAAATAGCTCCGTTAGAGTTAGCAATTGTTGGGCCCCATTCTACTTCTTGTTTAAACTCTGTAGTTCCTAATTCTGATAAATAAGGGCTTCCTCTATTTTCAAATGTTGGCGCTGTTGTTCCTGTTTTATAATCTTGATAAAAAATTTTATAATGTGATACAGGTAATTGAGAAGAAGTAATAGTAGGAGCTGTCCAAAAGACTCTCGCATCAACTTTAGTTCCTTCATCATTTTGAATAAATTGATGTGCAGCAGATAGTACAGTAGGAGGGTTTATTTGAATAGATTTTGAAATTTCATTTCCTGACTCATTCCCTGCTAAATCTAAAGCTTTTACAATAAAAGTTCTATAAGCTGTTGAATCCCCACTTTCTCCCGTACCCCAAGTTACTGGAAAAGTTAATGTATTTGCAGGGTTAAATACGCCCTCTGTTGTTCCATGCCCAGTTGCTACTGCTCCTGCCCAACTAGTACTAGTATTACCTGTTCTATATTTAACTTGATAACTTGCAATATCAAATAAACTATTAGCTGGTTTAGGCCAAGTTATAGTTAGCATACCATCCTCAATAGTATGGGATATAGTTTGTGAAGACCAAGTTGCTCCAGTTATTGATACTGTACGAGAAGTAGCATTAGTAGAGTATATTCCTGAAGTATCCACTGCTTTTATAAGAAATGTCATACTACCCAAAGGCATACTATCTGCAGTATATAACCAATTATTTGCTTTACCTCTAAATACTTCTGTGTTATTAGACAATGTAGTTTCCCAGCTGCCTCCCCCTGGAGCTTTTTGAATTACATACTCTTTGAAGTCTACATCTGTTATTTCTGGCCAACTAAAATATATAGCATTTGCACTGGGTCTAATTACTGGAAGATTGAAAACTACATCTGAAGGTGGAGCTACCTTACCTAGTATTGTAGCTGATTTAGTAGCAAATCTAGAAAATATGTTAGCCATTAGTAGATTCTCCTAGTTTTTACTCGAAACTCTAAGTTTCCTGCAGGTGCGTCCTCAATAACCATACTTGTAGCAGTTGTTTCCCCTAAAGAGAACCAATTAGATACTGGGTCAGTTCTCCTCCATTCAACATAATAACTAGCAGTATAAGGATATAAAGTTGTAGTTCCTGCAATTACAGGAGCTGTCCAACTAAACGTTGCTCTATTTTTAAGGGTATTCCTAGAATCTAAATATAATTCTTCATCTATTGCTAAATTATCGGGTTCTGGAACTTTTTCTTCTGGGTCAGGTAAAATACTAGTAGACTTAGCTGAAAAAGCTATATTTTCTTCAATTAAATTATACTTTGCAACATGGTATTTTAAAGCACTTATTTCAACTATATTTGACTCAGCTTCCCTCAAGGATAAAACTCTAAAGTCTTGGGCTTCTACATTGCCCATTTCTTCTAAAATCCACATATATTCCGTAGTAGGAGTATTTGTAAAACTGTCATCAAAAGTTATTTCAGTAACATCTGCAGAAGCATAGTCCCAAGTTCCATCCTCAGAAATAGGTCTAGATTCTACCCAAGTAAAAGGTTTCCATTCATTATCTATATGTGCATTAAGACATGTTTCCTGTGTAGTTTCTGATTGCTTTATACCATTACGCACACAAGCTGCTTCCGCATTAATTAAAGAAAGATTATAAGTAGGTCCCGCCGTCCAAGTTGCAGAATTAGCTTCACAAGTAGCTTTAGTAGTATAAGAATTATTACTACAAGTTCCCCCTGTTAATGCTGTAGCATTATCTAATTTAATAAGACTACTTGTACTATTAGAAGCTACTCTTCCCCCATACCTAACTCCTGCTCTAGAAGGGTCTGCTATTTTTATTAAGTCTCCAGGACGAACTCCTGCTCCCTCCATTCCTGTTTTAAAAGTTACAGTTTCAGTTTCATGTTTTTCAGTATATAGTATCCATTTACCTATTCTACGCGCCTGGGACTGTGAAGTACAACCTACAGCTCTAACATTAGTAGAAAATATTTGGTTATTAGCCGCTACAATTCCTGCGGCATCTTCAACATATTCCACATTTTGTTTATATAAATCTTCTGGGTTATTCCAAGTAACTAAAGCTACATTATGTCTTTGTTTACGAGAGGTTCCTTCATAGCTAAATAACCCATCAATTACATTAGCTTCACTAAAATTCATTATAGGGTCTTTTGGAGCATCCTGAACTGGAGTTATCATTCCTTCTTGCCAGTATAACATACCACGAAAAATTGAAGCTATATCACTAACAATTTTATAAGCTTCTTCAGCAGATTGTAAGTATAAATTACAAGTAAATCTTGCTTCTTTATTCCCCCAACCATCATCAACTCCTTCAAAATTTCCTTGGTTATTTACTGCATCACAATATTTTGCTATATCATATAATGCCCACTTATCTATTTGACTAGAAGAAAGCCAGTTTCCTAGCCCATATCTATTTTCAGTACATAAATCATAGAGTATCCAAGCAGGATTGCATGTCCATTCAGTATCAAAGGTACCGTCCCAAGTACCATTATATAAGGTAGTACCAACTTGAGTACCTGTCCAAGTACCCCCTGCTGCCTCACAAGTGTCCTTCCGTCTATACCCACCTAAGGAACAGTGCCCTGGGTCATAAGAAGTATAATTACTAGGAACTTTTACTTTTACTCCTTTTATTTCGTAACCTCTGGTTGGTACACTATTAAATTGTCTAGAGTCTATTTGAGTCGCAATAAGAGCGCTATTCGGGTAAGTTAACCTATTATCAATTATTTGTGTGTAGGAACCCCAATATAACTCGTTAGTTATTTTAGAGCTAGAAGGGTCACTAGTAGTTCTTTCTACCTTTATAGATATAGTAGTAAACCCCGAAGATTTCCATGCTGCAGGGATATCTAACCTATAAGCTCTTTCATACTTAGTAGTAGTTTTTCCCGAAATACTATGGGATTTTGCTAAATACCAACTTCCTGAACTGTTTTTATCTAAGTATATTTTATAACTTACAGAAGAACCATGTATGTCACCGTTATCTGCATTTACTTCTGTTAATGCATTAACGTACAAAGTTACCCTAACTGCATCTACTGTAGTAGAATTAAAAGTACGTACTATAGGACCGGGAGACCCATTCTTTACCTGAGTCTCAACTGAAGTAGTTGATTCAGTGCCATGAAACCCTGGTATAGAAGTTTGCGAGTTTGTTCCTTCTCTAGAAGTATAACTAAAATCATCAAAATTGTAAGTTCCGCTAGCATCCTGTAAAGGAGTATTATCTAAATAAATGGATTTAGCTCCATTAATTAAACCAACAACTTCTCCCTCAGATACTAAATCAATTATTCTAGCTTTAGAAACTGAAAATAGAGTATCGTCGTCTTCTATAGGTGATCTGCTTCCGCCACCGCCTTTACCGCCGCCGCCTCCACCGCCGCCGCCTCCAGAACCTCTAATCCATTCACTTTCACTCATTAGTAATCTTCCGCATTCATTCCTGAACTAATTACAGCCCCACCGACCATAAGTTGTCCGTAACATAAAGGAATTGCCACACCTTGTTGAGTAGTATTTACTACACCACCAAAACTATAGTTTGACTTTTCTTCTGCATCGGGTTTTGGAGTAGGAGCCAATAGTTGAGCTATACCTCCTAACATTAATCCAAATCCTAATTTCATAGCCATACCTGAAGTAGCTGCTCCTAGGCTCCCTAAAGCTGCTCCAGTTGTAGCACTTACCGCTGTGGCACCTCCATGTAATACTGCTCCTGTTGTTCCTACAGCTCCCGCTGAACCAGCAATAGTAGTCGCTAGCCAAGGTGCTGCTACCATTAAGCCTACACCAAGTATTACCTTACCTAAACCACCTTTCTTTGCCCCAAGTACAACAGGTACAATTTTTACCTCTTGTCTACCTGAGGGGTTATAAATCTCTTCTTCTTTTTCTAAGTAGGTCTTACCAACCATTACTTTATATCCCATGCCTCTTTCATGAGATGAGCAAACAAATTGTCTAAAACCAGGGTTATTTGCTGCTAAAGCCTGCATAGCTTCTGAAGGCGAATTGATATCTAAAGACCAATCTCTCCCGTATTTTTGTGCTAATTCCCCGTAAAGGGTTACTTTCTTTAACATAATGATTTGTGCCTTAAATGATGGGTAGTATGCTTACGCCAATACCCTCCGTATAGTTCTCTATTTGATAACCTACCATGAACATGATGAAGAATTTTGTCGTCTCCGATGAAAAGTGCCGCATGGTTAGGCACAGGTGAAACTAATTTTATCAAAAATATATCATATTTTCGTATATCTGTTTCATCTTTTATCTGGACAAAACCTTGCTCTTCATAGTTATCTAAGTATCTATTCTCTCCTTTTAACCACCACTCGTCTTTACCCGAAATACATTCAAAATTTATATTTTTTTCTTTTTTATAAAAATCTCGTATCAAAGTACAGCAATCTAAAATTCCATAATGAAAATGTCTTCCTACATAAGGTGCTTCATATCCATTTGGCTCCCAACTAAATAATTTGTTACCTGGCCAACTTAGTATATACCAAGGTTTTTGAGACGTTTCACACGCTACTTTATCTGCTTCTGAAGGGTAACAATCTTCATGTGGATGAGAATGACAAATACCAATAATTTCCCCAGTATCCTCTGCATCTGCATAACTAACTGGGTCCAGTATAAATTGTTCTTCTGCTGATTCAGCTAAATTTTTTGCTCGAAAATACCGTTCTTTTCCTTTGGAAGTTACTATAAGTAGTCCACATGCTTCTCTTGGAAATTCTTCTTCGGTATGTTTTCTAAATTCCTCTAATGTTTCCGACTTCATCGGAATTAGCCCATTTTCATTCCTGCACCTGGAAATCCCCCGAAAGGAACTTCTTGAGGCTCTGGAAATCTAAGTTCACAAGCTGTAAAAGTTTTTGCACATACATCTAATGCGGCGTTATTAGTAGATACATTAGCTTCTGTCCAATAGTTACTCCCACTATACCCACACTCTGTTCCTTTATAAACCCACGGACATGTATTAGCAATTACTGACCTACCAGGCAAT